CGATGAGGCGCGGCGAACGGTGCTGCATTCGGAGGATTTACAGAAGATCGTCTCGGTGTACCGTCTGAGCCTCGCGGTGGACAGCACGATGTCCAGCTTTCAGCCGCTATCGGCTGACGACAAGACCCTCGATGGCCTGAACCCGCACGCGATGGTCATCGATGAACTGCACAAGCACCGCACGCGGGCGGTCCTCGACGTGCTGGACACCGCCATGGGGTCCAGACGGCAACCCTTGATGTGGATCATCACCACCGCCGGGGACGACAGCCCAGAGAGCGTCTACGCCCAGGAACACACCTACGCGCGCAACATCATCCAACAAGCCTTCGTGGACGACGAATGGTTCGTCTATATCGCCACGCTGGACCCTGAAGACCGCTGGGACGACCCGAAAGTTTGGATCAAGGCCAATCCCAACTGGGGCATCAGCGTCAAACCGGACGACATGCACCGCCAGGCGCGAGCGGCGAAGCATAATCCGGCCAAGCTGATGGAGTTCAAACGGCTACGCCTCAACATGAGGACGGCCTCGGCCACGCAGCTTATCTCTGGGCCGATCTGGGACGCCAATTCGACCGGCCCCTTCGATCCCGACGCCTTACGCGGTCGGCGCTGCTTCGCCGGTCTGGATCTGGCCACCAAAACCGATCTCGCGGCCTGGGTGAAGCTGTTCCCGCCCGTGGACCTGGGTGAGCGGTGGCATGTCGTGGCCAACTTCTGGATGCCTGGCGACACGGTCGAGCAAAAAGCTGATCGCGACCAGGTGCAGTATCGGCGGTGGATCTCGGACGGGCTGATCGAGCCGACTGAAGGCAACATCATCGATCATAACGAAATCCAAAGGTTCATCGAGGAAGACGGACGCCTCTATGACGTCGCCGCTATCGCCTATGACCCCTGGAACGCCGCGCAGATCGCCACCGGATTGCAAAATTCCGGCTTCGTGGTGGAAGAATTCATCCAGGGCATTCGTTCTTATACGGCACCAACCAAGGAATTGCTGGCATGGTTGCTGTCGAACCGGCTCAACCACGGTGGAAATCCGGTTCTTCGCTGGATGGCGCTTAATCTTCGCGTCCGGACTGACGTGAACGAGAACTACATGCCGACCAAGAAGCTGAGTACGGGACGGATCGACGGCGTGATGGCTCTCATAATGGCTATCGGTCGCAGCATGAGCGACGACGCCGCTGGTCTGGATGGCTTCCTGTCGAGGCCGGTCTTGTAACGAGACGAACTGAATGAACTGAATGAACTGAGGTGACGCATGTCGTTATGGAGTCGCCTCAAACTGAAAGCGGTCACCACCATCGCCTCTGGCATCGGCCTGACCGATCCGCGCCTGTATCAGTATTTCGGTGCCGGTCCCAGTTACGCGGGCGAGACGGTCGGCATCGAGGCCTCGCTCAACATCGACACCGTCTGGGCATGCGTGCGTTTGATCGCCTCGACCATCAGCACGCTGCCGATGCAGACTTTCGAGAAGCTGCCTGACGGGCGCGGCAATCAGGTCAGGGATACGCCGCTCTATTATCTGCTGCACGACCAGCCGAACGCGGACATGTCGGCGGCGACCTTCTGGACCGCGATGACGGCGTGCCTTTTGCTCTGGGGCAACGGCTACGCCTACATCGACCGCCGCCGCGACGGCTCGGTCATTTCGCTGACACCATTATTGCCGAACAAGGTGTCGGTGAAAGCCGAGAAGGATGGCTCGCTGACCTACGCCTACGCCGATGGTCAGCGGCGCGAGGACTTCACCGAGAGGCAGATCTTCCACATTCGCGGCTTCTCGCTCGATGGCCGCGTCGGCATGTCGCCGATCTCCCAGGCGCGCGAGACGCTGGGCATCGCGGTCGCCGCGGAGAAGAGCGCGGGCAGCTTTTTCCGCAACGGCATGCGTCCAAGCATGGTGTTGAAGGCTCCCAACTTCCTGTCCGATACGCAGCGGGAACGGTTCGGCAACGAGTGGATGGAGAAGTTCACCGGTTCGATCAATTCGGGCAAGATCCCGTTGGTCGAAGGCGGTTGGAGCCTCGACCAGATCACCATGAAGCCGGAAGACGCGCAGTTGCTGGCGACGCGCGCGTGGTCGGTCGAACAGATCTGCCGCTGGTATGGTGTCGCTCCCGTGATGGTTGGGCACATGGAAAAAACCACCGCCTGGGGCACCGGCCTGGAACAGATGAACCTGTGGTTCCTGACTTACGGTTTGCGTCCGATCCTGCGTTCCATCGAACAAGAGATCACCCGTTCGGTCATGACGCCCGCGCAACGCATCGCCTATTACTGCGAGTTCAACGTCGAGGGTCTGCTGCGTACCGACAGCCTGGGCCGCGCCAACGTCATGAAGATCATGGTCGATTCCGGCATCAACACCGCGAACGAGATGCGCGCCAAGAACAACGACCCGCCACTCGACGGCGGCGACGAACTCATCGTCAACGGCGGTCGCGTGCGCGCGAAGGATCTGGAGAAACAGATGCTGGCCAACGAAAAGCCGCCGCCACTTCCTCCACCTGATCCGGTCAAGGATCAATCAGCCGCGCCCTCCGCGGGCGCTTAGGGGATCGATATGCTCCAGCGGGAACGCTACGCGGCGCACGCCGAACTGAAATTCAAAGGTGACGGCGCGACCGGGGAAATCTCTGGCTACGCCTCGGTGTTTGGCGTTCTCGACCAGGGTGGCGACCTGATCATGCCAGGAGCGTTCGACGCGACGCTGGCGGAATACAAGACGAAAGGCACGCTGCCGTTCATGTTCGCGGAACATTCCGCCTACAACTTTGGCGGCGATCCGCTGCCGATTGGCAAGTGGACCGACATGACGGTCGATGACAAGGGGCTGAAGACGTCAGGCAAACTCATCGCCATGGATCACCCCGACGTGAAGCGGGTCCACGACCTGATGGTGGCCGACGTGATGACCGGCCTGTCCATCGCCTGGGCGGCGCGCGAGGGCGGTGCCACATGGGGCACCAAGGCGGGTGAGCCGCGGCGCACACTGACGGCGGTGGACCTCTACAGCGTGGACCCTGTGTGCGATCCGATGCAGACACAGGCACGCATCGACAGCGTGAAGTCGGCGAAAAACGGCCACGCGGCGGTGGAATTACGCAACGCCTGGGCGCTGTTGAACGAGATGTCCGACACCGACGAGCGCGCGGCGTTATTGAAACATGTAGAACACGTCTACAAAGAAGTAACCGGTGAGGAACTGAAGACCAAGGCCAAACCGGAAACGATCCGACAGTTCGAAGACTGGTTGCGGGACGCGGCCACCCAGTATGGGTTTAAGTATTCGAACTCGGAGGCCCGCGCGCTGGCTGAAGGCCGCGCGTGGAAGAAGACGCATACCGCCGATCCTCGGGAAGAGGAGGCAAAATCGAAGCGGAGGGCGTTTGGCGACATAGGCCATGCTCTCAGCGGCTTTTCCCTTCCAAAGATAGGAGACTGACATGCCCGATGGTGGCGACGTTCCAACCGACATCGAACTGAAAGCCTTGAGTGTAGACCTCAAGAAAGCGACCGACGAGGTCAAGACCTTCGCGGAAAAAGTGACCACCGAGATGAAGAACCTCGGGGCCGCGACAACCGAGACGAAAGCAGACGCCGACAAGGCGTTGTGCGCGATGAACGAGCTGTCCACCCGGTTGACGGAAGTGGAACAGAAGATGTCACGCCGGGGCAACGGCGACGTGCCGCCGGATCTCAAAACGCTCGGCCAGCATGTGGTAGACGACGCGGGCGTGAAGGCGCTCATGGAACAGAAGAACGGCCAGGCCCGCATCACCGTGGAGTTGAAGGACATCTTCAGCGGCTCGGCGCTGTGGGGCACGGGCGTGTGCTTCATGTGGCCCACGATGCTCGCGAGTGCGTCGGAGCGTTTCCCGCGCGGTGGTGCGTTGCTCATGGGACTCATGGGCACGGCCGGCACGCTGTCGATCCAGTTCGTGTTGCCCTTCATGGGCAAGGTGTTCGACACGAGGAAGATCGAGGCGGCGGGCGGTGCGGATGCCTTCACGAAGCTGACGCCTGGTCCAGAGCTCGATC